GGTGGGGTTGACAAGACCCCACCTTTAATATATAATGATTTTATGAAAAAAATAGATAATGTTAACCACCCACCACATTACAATCAACAAAAAATTGAATGTATAGATGCAATAGAATGTGCAACTGGTGATGGCTTTGAAAACTATCTTCAAGGTAATATTATAAAATACATTTGGAGATATAATTATAAAAATGGTACTGAGGACTTAAAGAAAGCTCAATGGTACTTAAATAAACTTATTGAAGTGAAGGAAACTAAATAATGAAATTGTCAAATCAGACTAAAGAGATATTAAAAAACTATTCTCAAATCAATCAAAACATTTTAATAAAACAAGGTAATCAATTAAAAACTGTATCTGCAATGAAAAACATTGTTGCATCTGCAACTGTTCCAGATGAGTTTTCACAAGAGATTCCTATCTATAATTTAAATGAGTATCTTGCAGCTATGTCTTTATTTAAAGAACCAGTTCTGTCTTTCTCTGACAAGTATATGACTATCGCAGAAGAAGACAACAGTTCAAGTTGTAAGTATCATTATTCTGACCCATCTGTTATTGTAACAGTTGATAAAGAAATTAAAATGCCTTCTATTGATGTAGAAGTAGATATTACAGAAGAAAATCTAAAGAAAGTTATTACTGCAGCTGGTACACTTGGTGTTACTGATTTAGTATTAACTGGTCAAAAAGATAGTACAATACAACTTAAAGTAAAAGATAAAAAGAACAAAGCATCAAATGACTTTGCAATTACAATCGGTAGTGGTGCATCTGCATTTTTTGAATTCTATTTCAAAGTAGAGAATCTAAAACTATTGCCTGGTGATTATAAAGTTCAAGTTTCATCTAAAGGTATTTCTTATTTCCAACATAAGAATTTAGATGTATCTTATTTTATTGCATTAGAACCAGAATCAACATACAATTCATAGGGGAGTTAAATGAATAACACCTTTTTATGGGTTGAGAAGTATAGACCTAAAACTATACAAGATTGTGTATTACCAGAAAATCTAAAGAAAACTTTTTCTGAGTTTGTTAAGAATGGTATTCCTAATCTATTACTAACTGGAGGGCCTGGTGTTGGTAAAACAACAGTTGCAAAGGCAATGTTAGAACAAATAGGTTATGATTATATTATGATTAACGGTTCTGAAGAATCTGGTATTGATGTACTTCGTAATAAGATGAAGAACTTTGCATCTACTATGTCGTTAGAAGGTAGTAGAAAGTTTATCATTATTGATGAGGCAGATTATCTAAATGCACAATCAACACAACCAGCACTTCGTGGTATGATAGAAGAGTTCCACAAGAACTGTGGATTTATTCTTACTTGTAATTTTAAGAATAGAATCATAGAACCTTTACATAGTCGTTGTAGTGTTGTTGAATTTAATATTCCTAAAACAGAAAAACCTAATCTTGCAAAACAATTTATGTCCAGTATTAAAACTGTTCTCACAACAGAGAATGTTAAGTATGATGAAAGAGTTGTTGCAGAATTAATTATGAAGTTCTTTCCAGATTGGAGAAGATGTCTTAATGAATTACAAAGATATTCTACCTCTGGACAAATTGATAGTGGAATATTAGTAAATCTATCCGAAAAGAATATGAGAGATTTAATCACATTCTTGAGAGAGAAAGATTTTACAAGTATGAGAAAGTGGGTTGTTAATAATCTAGACAATGACCCTGCTAGAATATTTAGAAAAATGTATGACAATCTTTATGAGTATTTTGAAGATGGTCGTTCAATCGCAACGGCAGTTTTATTGATTGCAGATTATCAATACAAGGCTGCATTTGTTGCCGACCAAGAGATTAATTTACTTGCTTGTCTAACACAGATGATGGGTGAATGTAAATTTAAATAGGAGTTATTATGGTTGATACAAAAGAAGAGGCATATAGTCTTGCAAAAGATATAAAGATGTCAATGGTTACTAAACCAGCATTAAATATGTTGGAAGTATTCTTACCAGATTATGTTACAAAAGAATTTAATGAATATATTGATGGTGTAAGAGAAAGTGCAAAAAGTTTTTCACACGAACTTGTAGGACAAATTAAAGCAAATGAAAAGTCTGCACAACTAGATATGAACTTTGAAGATAAACCAGTAAAGGGTTTGAAAGCACTTCTTGAAGGTTTTACACACTCGTATCTATCATTTTTAGGTTGTGCAGATGCAAAAAGTGATTGTGTATCTATGTGGACAGTTCATAGTTATGAAGGTGATTATAATCCACTACACGACCACGGCGTTAATACACCTACTGGAATGTCTTGCATTTTATATTTAAAAGTACCACCACAGATAGAAAAACTATCTGGTAGTGCAAAAGAATATGAGACTGGTGGACTTAAACTAGATTTAAATAATGCATCTGGTACTACTGATGGTTTCACATTTTTCAGTTGGGGTATGAATTGTACTAGTGATATTAAACAATTAAAACCAGTTCAAGAAGCATTTGTAAAACCAGAAGTTGGTAAACTATTAATGTTTCCTAATTGGTTAAAACATTCTGTATCACCATTTTATGGTGAGGGGGAAAGAAGAACTTTATCTGCAAACTTTGAGATAGAACTAAAAACTATGCCTTTACTTGCAGACCAAAAGATACTCGCACAGAGCCCACAATAATGGCATATGAATTAAAAGAGTATCTTAATTCTATAAACTTCAATAAGAATAATCTTATGGACGGTGAAGACGATATGTATGAAAAAAAGTATAGTCCTTTTATCGTAAATAAATGTCTTGCACCACATAATGATTGTGTTTTATTAGTGAATGAAATGAATCGTTATGGTTCAGTTTTAGACAAAGATAAGAAGTTGCAGTATGACTTTTTACTAAATACTATTAGAACAAGGAAAAGATATGCGCCTTGGATAAAGGAAAGTAAATCTAAAAACCTTGAGTATGTGAAAGAATATTATGGATATAATAACTCTAAAGCTAAATCAATTCTTGACATACTGAACGATGAACAAATAGAGTTCATCAAAAGTAAACTGAATAAAGGTGGAATGAAAAAATGAACGAAACTTTATGGAACACAGATAAGATGTTGGAAGTTTCTTTAAAAGAACCAGATGATTTTCTAAAGGTTAGAGAAACACTTTCTAGAATCGGAGTATCATCTAGGAAAGAAAAGAAACTCTTTCAATCTTGTCACATACTACACAAACAAGGCAAATATTACATAGTTCACTTCAAAGAACTATTTGCACTTGACGGTAAAGAGCACAACATATCAGAGAACGATATAGGAAGAAGAAATTCTATTGCCTGTCTTTTGAAAGATTGGGGACTAGTTAGTTTTGAGAACGAACCAGAAACCAAAGCTCCATTATCACAAATAAAAGTTATCTCTTTTAAAGAAAAAGGTGATTGGGTTTTAGAACCAAAATATAATATTGGAAAAAAGAAAGAGGAAACTGATGAACCAAAAAGCGATTAAAGAAAAATTAAAATCTGCATTTCTATTTCACGCTAAAGGACATATTGAAAAACACCTTGCGAATGTTGAGGTGTTACTTTCAAATCCAGTTGGTATAGGTGAACACGGTGATATTATTAATGAAATAGAGAAAGAATTAAAAGAAGTTGCACATTATGAAGATTTAATTGATGCAATGAACAAATACTTTCCAGATGAAAAAGAAAAACTTGAGGGTTGATTATTTTTAAAAAGATGATATAATTACATTATGGATTTTTATACTAATGTTGTACAGTGGGGTAATTTTCTTTTAGTTCGTGGTGTTGATAATAACCAAAGAGTTAATTTTAGATTGAAATACAAACCAACTTTGTTTGTTCCAGTAATGAAACAAACTGATTGGAAAACTCTTGATGGTAAATCTGTAACACCATATCAATTTGATTGTATAAAAGATGCAAAAGACTTTCTTCTCAAATACGAAAGTCAGCCTCATCTTGTTCACGGACTAAACAGATTTGCATACACATATATTTCAGATACATTTCCACAAAAGGTAAATTGGAACATTGACAAAATATTAATTATGACGATTGATATTGAGGTTCAATGTGAGAATGGTTTTCCTAATCCAGAGTCTGCAATAGAACCTTTACTTTCTATTACAGTAAAAAATCAACAATCTAAAAAGATTATAGTGTGGGGTATTCAACCTTACAAGAATACGAGAGAAGATGTAACTTATATTCGTTGTCCTAACGAACACGATTTGATTATGGAGTTTATGTCTTTCTGGACAAAGAACTATCCAGATGTTATCACTGGTTGGAATACAGACTTCTTTGATATTCCTTATCTTGCAAATAGAATCAAACAAGTTTGTGGTGAAGATAAAATGCGAGAACTATCGCCTTGGAAAAATGTTAGTTCTAAACAAATTTACAGTATGGGTAGAAATCATTTGATGTATGATATTATGGGTGTATCACAATATGATTACCTACAACTCTATCAGAAGTTTACTTATACCAGACAAGAATCATACAAGTTAGATTATATCGCAAGTGTTGAACTTGGTGAAAAGAAAGATGAAAATCCATATGAAACATTTAGAGAGTGGTATGAAAATGACTTTCAATCTTTCATTGACTATAATATTCAAGATGTGGAAATCGTTGATAAACTAGAAGATAAGATGGGTCTGATTGACCTTGCACTTACTATGGCTTATGAGGGTAAAGTAAACTATTCAGATGTGTTTGGTCAAGTTAAGTATTGGGATATTCTAATCTATAACTTCTTGAGAAAAAGAAAGATTGTTATACCACAAAAATCATCACATAGTAAAAACGAACAATACGAGGGTGCATATGTAAAAGAACCGATTACTGGTTTACATAAGTGGGTTGTGTCATTTGATTTGAATTCACTATATCCACATTTGATTATGCAATATAATCTTTCACCAGAAACATTATTGAAAAGTAAACATCAAGATATTACAGTTGATGATATGTTAAAAGGTATCAAACTAAACATACCAGATAAGACTACTATGACACCAAATGGTGCATTGTTTAGAACAGATAAAAAAGGTTTCCTACCAACTATGATGGAAGAGTTATATAATGAACGAGTGACTTACAAAAAGAAAATGTTATCTGCACAACAAGAATTTGAAAACACAAAAGACAACAAGTATAAAAAACTGATAAGTCGTTATAACAATATTCAGATGGCTCGTAAGATTTCTTTGAACTCTGCTTATGGTGCAATAGGTAATCAATACTTTCGTTATTACGACAAAGCGATTGCAGAGGGTATTACAAAGAGTGGTCAATTATCTATTCGTTGGATTGAAAACAGACTTAACAAACATCTAAACAATATTTTAAAAACAGATGAAGATTATGTGATTGCATCTGATACTGATTCTGTTTATTTGACTTTGGATAAACTCGTTACTAAAACAATTAAAAGTGATAATGCATTATCTAAAACAATAAACTTTCTAGACAAGGTTGCATCAGAATCTATTGAACCATACATTACAAAATCGTATGATGAACTTAAACAATATACAAATGCATTTGCAAATAAGATGTTTATGAAACGAGAAGTAATTGCAGACAAAGGTATTTGGGTTGCAAAGAAAAGATATATTCTAAATGTCTGGAATAGTGAAGGTGTATCATACAAAGAACCAAAGTTGAAGATGATGGGTATTGAAGCTGTCAAGTCATCAACGCCTGCAATATGTAGACAAAAGATTAAAGATGCACTTGAACTTATAATGACAAGTGATGAAAAAGAATTAAACAAGTTTGTAATTAATTTTAGAGAAGAGTTTCTTAAAGTAAAACCAGAACTGATTTCGTTTCCTCGTTCAGTAAAAGGTTTATCAAAATACTTTGATAGTGGAACGACATTTAAAAAGTCAACACCTATGCATATAAAAGGTGCGTTGATATACAATCACAAGATAAAACAAAATAAACTTATAAACAAATATCCTTTGATACAAGAGGGAGATAAGATTAAGTTTGTTTATTTAAAACAACCTAATCCTTTTACTTCAAATGTAATCACATACATTACCAAACTTCCTAAAGAGTTTGACATACACAACTTTGTTGATTATGATATACAGTTTGAAAAAGTTTT